ACTCAAGTTAAAGAACCAATTGAAAAACGAGGTGTTGATAGTAATTGTTGGATATGGGAACCGCCTAATTATTCAAAAACTTATGTGGTAACGGCAGATGTTGGTAGAGGTGATGCAGCAGACTATAGTGCATTTCATGTTATGGATGTAGAAAAAGTAGAACAAGTGGCAGAGTATAAAGGTAGGATTCCTACAAAAGATTTTGGGAATATGTTAGTCAGTATTGCAACAGAATATAACGATGCTTTACTAATTATAGAAAACAATAACATTGGTTGGGCAACCATCCAACAAGTAATAGATAGGGATTATCCTAATCTATTTTATACAAGTAAAGATTTAAGATATGTCGATATTGCTCATCAAATGAACAATCGATTTAGAAGTGAAGAAAAGAAAATGGTGGCTGGATTCAGTACCACTATGAAAACTCGACCTTTGATTATTGCAAAGTTAGAGGAATATTTTAGGGATGAATCAGTAACGGTTCGTTCCAATAGATTGATAGATGAATTATTTACATTTATTTATCTAAACAATAGAGCAGAGGCAATGAGAGGATACAATGACGATTTAGTCATGTCTTTTGCTATTGGTTTATGGGTTCGTGATACTGCTTTAAGATTACGAACAGAAGGAATTGAATTAACAAAGAAAACACTTGATAGATTTCAAGATATAGATGGACTATACACTCCCGAAGACAATGATAATGGTGAATGGGATTGGGAAGTAGGCCACGAAAGAAAAAAAGAGTCGTTAAAGTGGCTCTTATAAGTGAGGTAAAATATGGCAGATAAATCATTATTTAGTCGATTACAACGATTATTTAGTACAAATGTAATTGTAAGAAATGTTGGTGGTAGGAAACTAAAAATAGCCGATACAGAACAAGTTCAATCACAAGTGAAATCACATTTGGTTGACAGGTATTCTAAATTACATAGTGGGTTGGATATGGCGAATAGTGGATATTCCACACACGCACAAATGCAGGCTGCACGATTAGGGTTATTTAAAGATTATGAAACGATGGAGGCAGATTCAATAATTGCATCTGCACTTGATACATACGCTGATGAATCAACAATGAAAAGTGCGTATGGAGAATCGTTAGAAATACAAAGTGATAATGATCAAATAAAACAAATACTACATAACTTATTCTATGACATTATGAACATAGAATTTAATCTATGGCCTTGGGTAAGAAATATGTGTAAGTATGGAGACTTCTTTTTGTACTTAGATATTAGTGATAAGTATGGAATTCATAATGTAGTTCCAATGTCAGCTTATGAACTAATTCGTTCAGAGGGAGAAGACCCAGAGAATCCTTATTATACAAAATTTTATTTGGAAGCAATGGAACAAGCTCATCCTTATTTTGCTCGTTCAACTACAAATAAAAAGATTGAATTTGAGAACTTCCAAATAGCACATTTCAGATTAGCCAACGATAGTAATTTATTACCTTATGGTAAATCAATGGTTGAAAGTGCTCGTAAAGTATGGAAACAAATTACATTGATGGAAGATGCGATGTTGATTCATAGAATCATGAGAGCACCTGAGAAGAGAGTTTTTAAAGTTGATATTGGAAATATTCCACCAAACGAAGTTGACAATTATATGCAACGAATAATCAACAAAATGAAGAAGACACCTTTTATGGATGACACAACGGGTGATTATAATTTGAAATTTAACATACAGAATCTTACAGAAGATTTCTTTATGCCAGTTCGTGGTGGAGATAGTGGAACACAAGTTGAATCATTACCAGGAATGCAATATGAAACCACAGAAGACATTGAGTATTTAAAAAATCGTATGTTAGCGGCTTTAAGAATACCAAAAGCATTCTTAGGATATGAAGAAAGTCTTGGAAGTAAAGCAACACTTGCAGCAGAAGATGTAAGATTTGCTCGTACCATTGAAAGAATACAAAGAATTGTAACAAGTGAATTGACAAAGATTGCAGTTGTTCATTTATATGCACAAGGATATACAGATGAAGAACTTGTAAACTTTGAATTGAAATTAACTAATCCATCTACAATTTATGAACAAGAGAAGATTGAATTGTGGAGTAATAAAGTTAATTTAGCTCGTGATGTAAAAGACAATAGTTTAATGTCAAGTGATTGGGTGTATAAAAACATTTTCAATTTTACAGCAAAAGAACAAGATGAACTTGAAAAAGAATTAATAGAAGACCAGAAACAAAAATTTAGATATGAACAAATTGCTGTTGAGGGTAATGATCCTGCCGATAGTGGTGATTCAATTGGAACACCAAGTGATATGGCAGCAATTGGGATGAAAGATGCAGAGGGAGCCCAAGATGCAGAACCACCTGAAACTTTAGCGGGTTCTATCTTTGATGACGAAGGTGGAGCACCTGAAGGTGGATTTGAGGGTGCAGGAAGACCAAAAGAAGTAACTAAATATGGTAAAGATGGTAGTGCAAGAGGTAGAGAACCACTTGGTAGACCAAAAATACCTATGGCTTTAGCTCATTTTGATAGATTAAAAAAATCTTTTGGGAGTAAAGCGAGAGAAATATTAAAAGAAACAATTGAAAGTGAAGAAATAGATAAAGAATATAAAGATTTTACGGAAGATAAATAACGATTATTTGAAGTTTTTATATTTATTTATGTATAAACTTATCATGAATGGAGTGTTTGATGAATTATAACAAGAAGCACAGTAAAATAAAAAATACTGGAATTCTTTTTGAATTGCTGACTCGCCAAATCACTGTTGATGTACTTAATGGTACAGAAGATAGTAAGGCAGTTAAGATTTTAAAAGAAACATTTAAATTAAATTCAGAACTTGGGAAAGAATATGAACTTTACAAGATTTTGACGGAAAAAACATATAAAACTAATGAACAAGCAAATATTTTGCTTTCTGCAGTAATTAAAAATCGTAGAAAATTATCAAATCGTAAACTACGAAATGAAAAATATAATTTAATTAAAACAATTAAAGAATCTTATAATTCTTCAGATTTTTTTAATACAAGAATTCCAGGATATAAACTTTTGGCTTCAATTTATAATGTATTTGAAGGTGAATCTTTAAAAGAAAAAATCACTCCAGTTGAAGAAACTGATAGTAAAGTAACAATTATAGAAAACATCACTAAAGTCAAGCGCTCCAAAAAAACTAAAGGTGGTGTTCAAGAGAACTTAAATAAACAAGATAAAGATTTAAGATTGTTAACATATCAGTTATTGGTTGATAAGTTCAATAAAAAATACAGCACTTTAAATGAAAATCAAAGAACACTATTGAAAGAGTATATTAATAATCTTTCAAATACTAACTCTTTACGAGAATTCATAGATGCTGAAGTTATTAAAATTAAAAAAACCTTAAAATCACATTTACGAAAAGTTGATGATAGGATTACTAAGATTAAATTAACCGAAGCTATTACTCATACAGATACTGCAACAAAAGGACTTCATGTAAAAGATTCTAATGTTGTTTCATTGATGAGATATTATGAATTGGTAGGGGAGTTAGATGATGTCCACAAAGATAAGTAGAAAAAAGTTTACGGAATTACTTCGTACAATAATCAAAAAAGAAATTAAAGAAGTTTCCACTACTGCAACAGCTGGTGGTGAATATGATACTCCAAATGCATTTCAATCTAAAGGAAATGAGAAAAGAAAAAAAATTGCAAAGACAGGAACAGATTTTAAAGTTGTAGAAGCTAAGTGGGCAGTTAGTGTTGATGGTGTTGGTAAAATTATAGTTGATGCATCAGGTGCTGGACAAGCAAAGACGATGGTTGGTAGACAATTGAAAAAAGGTTTAAAGGGTATAACAAGTGTAAAAAGAGTTCAAACTGCATTCGGTAAACAAATTGATAAGAAAACTGAAATAAAAGAAGCTCGTTATACAAACTATCGTAACGATGATACATTAACACCAAGACAAAAGATTGGTGTATCAATGAGAGAAGTTAGAGATAAACTAACTGAATTAAGTAAGTTAATCGATATGAATGTTAAATTGAAAAATGAGTTAAAGATAGATTCAAAATCTTATTGGAAAAACACCCATAAAGCAATGACCAAAATTTCAGAACGATTGGTTAAATTAGCTAATAAAGTTGGGAAACTTCAATAATGAAACAGAACGATAAATATTTAGCAGAAGGTCTTGATATTCTAAATAGAGAATTTGGACAACCATTACCTACACTTGAAGATACGATGAAAGCTCATCAATTGAAAAAAGAAGGTGGGCCAGGAAGTGGTAAACCAAAAGATGGTTCATCAAATGATTCTTCAGATGAAAAAGCTAAAAAAGAAAAAGAATTAGAAGATAAAGCTAAAGAACAGGCAATGAAAGATATGGAAGCTGAATTTGGTGATGATGATATGTTTGAATCATTTCTAAATGAGAATCCAGCAGCTGTTGCAGCTGCAACTCAAGCAATGGTTCAAATGAAAGCTAAGAATCCAAAAACTGGTCGTGTAAATAAAATGACTACTGCTCTTAGTAATAAATCACACCCACAACATAAAAAAGCAAAAGGAATATTTGCAAAGATTGTAGACAAATTTAAAAAGAAAAAAGATGAACCAAAAAAACAATCTAAGGCTGACCAATATAAAGCTATGATGCAAAAAACTAAAGATGATGCACATTATAAAAAACAATTTACTGGTGAATCTATAACAGAAGGACCCTCCGATGTAAAAGATGCTAGAAAGGCATTATCGATGGTAGTAAAACAAGAACAAAAATTTAGAAAACAAATGTTTGCATTAGAACAAGTATTTTTACAAGACCCAACAAAAGGAAATGATAAGTTGGCAAAAGATATAAAGAAGTCTTATAAAGAAGGTGTAACCAAATTTATGAGAGATAGTGTTTTAATGGTTAAGAGGATGAAATAAAATGAGAGAACTATTAGTAGATTATATACCTTTTGAGATAACTAAACATCAAGTTAATGAATCATTAAAAGAAAATGATGGTAAGTTAGTTGTTAAAGGTGTATTACAAAGAGCAGATGCAAAGAATCAAAATGGTCGAGTGTATCCGATGGAAATATTACAAAGAGAAGCAAAGAATTATTCTGAGGGATATGTTAAACAAAAAAGAGCACTTGGTGAATTAGACCATCCAGATAGTTCAGTAGTGAATTTACAAAATGTATCTCATAATATTACTGAAATGCATTTTGAAGGTGAAAATCTTTTAGGTACGGTAGAAATTTTAACCACACCAAGTGGAAATATTTTAAGAGAATTATTTAAGAATGGAATAAAATTAGGAATCAGTTCTCGTGGAATGGGTTCTGTAGAGGCAGTACACGAAGATGATAATGACCAACCAATGTTAAAGGTAGGTAAAGATTTTGAATTAATAGCATTTGATTTCGTATCCAATCCATCTACACATGGTGCATTTATGTATCCATTAAGTGAGAATGTTGATAAAACACAAACACAAGGTAGAACTTGTGGTTCTTATTGTAAGGCGGAAGATATAATAAATAAAATAATCCGAGGCGAATAACATGCCTGCTAAATCAAAAGCCCAACAACGATTCATGGGAATGGTTCACGCGATACAGAAAGGTGAACTCTCACCATCTAAAGTTTCTGATAAAGTTAAAGATGTAGCCGATAATATGTCTGATTCAGATGCAGAAGATTTTGCATCTACTAAACATAAAGGTAAACCAGAAAAAGTCGCAAAAGAAGTAATTAGAAAAGTTCGTGAAGTACTTAAACCAATTGTAAGAGAAGGTCTAAAAGCACAAAAGGCTTATAATAATATTCATAAGGCTCGTAATGAGTTTATCGAAAGATATAGTAAACTTAGAAAACAATTAAATACTTTAAAAACTGAATCACCAAATAATGAAATTCTTAGATTAGAAAAACAATTATATAAATTTGAAACGGCTTTTATAGAACAATCTTCTAAATTATTAGGTTCAGTTTCAAAGATTGCAAAAAGTAATTTAACTGAAGACTGGAGACCATACAAACCAATATTGGAAAAAATAATTAAAATAAAGAAAGACCCACATAAAGGAGTGAAAAATACCGCTAAAGGTAAAAAGTTCAATCCATTATTATTAAAGGGTGAGGATAAAATTAAAGCCTTAGTATGGAGTGGTTCACATCCAACGGGTAAAGGTAGTTATGAATTAAAAGGTAATAAATTAAATGTGATGGGATTGAATCCAAGAGATAAAGGATTTTATGTAAGTCATTTCACAAAGAATACTGGAATACGAAGAGGAAATCTATACTATGATGGTGTTCATTGGCAAGGTAAAAAGAACTTTTAGGAAAATACGATGATTAAATTAAAAGATATAATAAAAGAGAGCGGATTAATTACTGAAGGTACAAGATGGTTAGTTGGTATTGAATCACCTAATGGACAAATAGTAAGTACTTACGGACATTGGGATGGTTATCCAGAATGGGCAGGAAAATATTTAAAAAGATTTTATAATAATCCAATGAAAGTTAAACAACTATTAAAACTTGGACAACAAGGTATTTCTTCTATTGATAAAAGTATGAAGGGTGGAAAAGACCATTCATTTGAAAGTCCAAAAAAAGGTGAAACTGTATTTTATGGTAGAGATAGAGGAGAGAAAAGTAATGCTACAAGTAAGTGGAAAAATAGAGATGCAATAAAATTTCATAGTGGTGAAGAATTTGCTTATATTTTTAGTATGAAAGATAAGAAATGGTATTATAAAGCAAAATATGGTAAACCTACTACTTGGACACTTTTAAAATGATTAAGTTAAAAAAAATATTAAACGAATCAGCAAAAGAACAATTAAATGAATGGGGTGATTTATACTCTCATGTCCGTAATGTTGAAGGTCATTTGGCTGAATTTAAGAAAAACATAGATCAAAAAAGAGGTGGTTCATTTGATTCAGATAGTATAGAATATGAAGATGATAGATGGAATAACAATAGTAAATTGTTAAAAGGTAGAGATAAAAAATTAGGTCAATGGGAAAAGAAAGTTAAGAAAACATTAGATAGTCTTATGAAAGATTATGTGAAAGCCTGGAAGTAAAATGATTAAGTTAAAAACTTTAATACCAGAAGCTTACAAACATTATCTGTATGGTGATGATACATCACATTGGACTGTGAAAAAACCATTCGATGTTTATGTTTATGGTGATAAAGATATACCAACAGGTCAATGGTCAACAGCAGGTCCTGGTGGAAATAAAATGATTTACACTAAAGAATTAGTTAAGTATAGACTTAGAAAAGGACAACAAATTAGTAATATACCAGGTGGTGTTTTTATTGTGGATTATAAAGAAAAATGGGCTGGTGAAATTTCATACAGAAAAAGAGCTACTGGTAAACCAAAAGATTTAGAACCAAGAAGTTCAAAAATTATTGATTATACATTATGGAAAAAGTGGTTGAAATATAAAAAATGATTAAGTTAACCGACATATTAAATGAAGTAGATAGTAAAAAAGCTATCGTATCTTTAAAGGGAGATTATCCTGGTTCAAAAGTTTATCAAGCAGTTGGTGATGGTAAAACTTCAGTAAAGGCTCAACAAACTAATAAGACTTGGGATGATGGAGCACCAATGACAAATAAATTTGGACCAAAGAAAACATCAAAAGTACCAAGAGGTAAGTTTTGGGTATTGGATACTAAGAAGTTTTGGTATTATGAACTTAAAGGTGTGTGGAATGCAATTAAGAAAAGTGAATATGGAACACCACCAGGATTTGAATTCTAATGATTAAGTTAAAAAATTTAATAGAAGTTAAGAAAGATGACTGTGAATGTGGTGGTGATTGTTGTTCTGTAAATGAATCTAAAGGTATGGAGTTAGGTAAGATTTTTACTGGTCATGGTTTTGCATTCAAGAAAGAAAATTTTGAAGAATCCCTTCAAGGTGGTTCACTACCCAATAAAGAAAAAGATTTCAGAAAAATTAAAAAAGTAAAAGATGAACCAGATTCACAAAAGGGAACTTCTGATTCAACATCTACTTTTAGTAAGCATCACGCAGGTTCAATGGGTTCAGGAGATATGGGTAGAATAGCAGAACCAGACACTTATGATTGGGATGATAGTGGAAATAAATCTAACACACCTGGACACCAAACAAAGAAAAATAAAAAGAAAAGAGGATATGAGCCAGTTGAAGTAAAGGAATCAGATTTAGGACTTACATATAAAAGAGGTAAAACAGTAAAAGTTACACATAAGAAATCTGGAAAAGAATTGATTATTATAGATAAACCAAATGTAAAAAGGGAATATGAAAAAATAGGATATTTTGCTGAAATAAAAGAATCTTCAGTAATTTTAGAATTTGAAAAATATCATTTAGGTAATGTAGGTGATAGTAAATTAAAAAATAGATTAGAAAGAGCAATTAAACTTTGGGGTGGTAAAGTAGATGCAGTAGGAATGGATACTATTAAATTTAGATTGAATAGTTCAGAAGTAACTAAATTACCTTTGTTGTTAAAAAAATTAGATCAAAATAAAAATGTATGGATTGGTGATAAACGAAAAAAGAATATATGGGATAGAAAAAGAAAGATTGATAAGTTAGAGAGTTGTGGTTATACAATGTCAGCAGAACCACCACACAAAAAATTAAAATCATCAGGTGGAACAGGTCCAGAAGATAGACATTTAAAAGAAAATCTTATCTATGTAGATAAAGATATGAAAGACGGAAAGTTTGATCCAAAGAATCCACAAGTACATATTCAAGGATATGGTGTAGTAAATTTAAAAACCTTACAAGATAGTTTATCACGAAAATTTACAGAATTGGCTAAAAGAGCTAAAAAGGGTGATGTTGAAAATATAGAATACATATTGAAAAAGAATGGAGTTCTTATGGGATTTGTTGAAGCGTTAGTTAATGCAAACAAAGAATTATCATCTTCAACAATGAAAAGAAAAATTACTATGTATAAGAGGAAAAGATAATGAATCCAAAAATGTGGGCACAATGGAAAGATTTTAGACTTGGTGAAGATTACGATGAACCAGATGTTTTAGAACAATTAATTACAGAATTTGTTAAACAAGGTGTTGATGAGATGACAGCCCATAAGTTACCTTATTCAAATAAAGAAGCTCAAAAGCATGTAGAAACAGACATTAAAGAAATGGGAAAAATTTTTAATAAATCATCACAAAGAGCAATTGCAATAATGTTAAGTGGTGTAAAGAATAACAAATATGATGCGATGGATTTGATTCGAGGATTAGATTCAGGTAAGGCTTCTAATACAAGTCATGGTGTTGGTGATATGTTAAAAGTATTATGGAGTAAAGTAGAAAATAGATTTCGTAAGTATTTGGGTGGTAAAAAACGCCGTTAATGATATTTATAAATGAATTAGGAGATTCAAAATGGCAAAATTAAAAGATATAATAAATGAAGGCTTTTCAGTAGTAGGTGGAGTAGTTAGTACACCAGCAATTGGAGGCGGAACAAATACAGGCTTAAGTGATATTGTAGAAGATATTTATGGTACACAAGAGAAAGTTTCTGCAAAAGAAATTAAAGAAGCAATGGGGCAATTTTCAAGTTTCGGTGAAACATTTTCAAATGATAATAATATTAAAGATGTTGCTGAAAACTTATCAAGAATTGCTGAACAAGCAAAATCATACACTTTAGGTGAAACAAATGATTGGTTTGATAAAGTTACTGTAAATCGTAATATGAAAGAATTAACAAATCTATCAAAATCATTTGGTAAAATTGCAAAAGAATCTAATTCCTTACAACAAAGATTAGGTGGATTGTATGAAGATATGGGCCATGTACTTGGTAGATATTTTGAAATGGATGGGGATGATTCAGCAGAAGATGCAGAAGATGTTGGAGTTAAAGGTAATTCAATTGAAGAAGGTGATTACGAAGCATTCTTTCAGAAAGCATTAGCAAAGTTTGGTGTAAGTTCACCAGATGAATTAGATGATGAGAAGAAAAAAGAACTTTTCAATTATGTAGACGCTAATTATAAAGCAGATAACGAAACAGACTAATGATTAAACTGAAAGAATTATTAGAAGAAAATCCTACTCGATTATATAGATTTAGAACAAAGTCAGGATCAGGAGTGCCTAAAAAAACAAAGGCAGAAATTCACAAATTTTTAGATAAGATTTGGAAAAAATTTCAAAAAGATGGTGGTGGACATATTGAGGTCGGTACAGAGGAAATGTTTCCCCATCCTATTTATTATGCTATTAAGTATCAGGTAGCAAGAAGAAATCCACATTCTGGTCTACATAGAGATTGGTTGTATTTTATGATGGATAAAAAGTATGAGGTAGTGTTCCAAGCTAAAGGTGATTCAAGGAAGACTAAAGCTGGTAATTTGAAGAACATTAATAAAATTGCAAAATTGTTAAGAAAATGGTCTAATGAAGATTTATTTTTCGACAAACAATATGGATATGATCCAGAAACAAATAAGAAAAAATAAGTAGAGGTTATATTGATTAAAGTAGAAGTCCGAAAAGGACAATCGATAGAAAAAGCACTTTCAATTTTTAAGAGGAAAGTCAAACAAAGTGGACTGATGTTGGAATTAAGAGAACGATCATTCTACAGAAAAAAGTCTGATTTACTTCGAGAGAAGAAAAAGAAAGCTATTTTAAGAAATAAGTACAAAGTACTAAAAGAAAAAGATTAAAAAAAATACACACTTCGTGTTCGTTTTTTTACATTTTATACTATTTATATAAAATGAAATACACTTTCGGCATTTCCGCCACTCATAAAGTGTAACCGATTAAATAATTAATCTTAATTATTGTTCCTAATAACAATACTGAATCCAAACGGAGAATAACAATGGATGATTTACTAAAAGAAGCCATTGCAGACGCAAAAGCAGTTCGTGAAACAGCTCTAGCAAATGCTAAAATGGCGCTTGAGGAAGCATTTACACCAAAGTTAAAATCAATGTTGGCTAAGAAAATCCAATCTGAAATCGAAGACGAAGATGGAGAAGAAGCAGAAGTAGCAGAACAAGACGAATTATCTGATGAAGATGATGTAGTTGATCCTGCAAGTGATGAAGCAGGTGGTCCTGTATCTGAAGAAGACGAGGCATCTGATGAAGATGGCGCAGTCGAAGAAGCAGAAGTAGACCCTGATTCAGAAGCTGCTGAAGATCCAGCTGGCGGCGAAGCAGGTGAATCTGTAGATGAACCTGGTAACGCAGCTAACGAACAAGATGAATTAGCAGATGAGGATGATGTTGAACCAGTTGCTGAAGAAGATGAAATATCTGATGAAGATGACGAAGAAGAAATTGCTGAGGAAGATGAAATGTCTGATGAAGACGAAGAAGAACTCGACCTTGAAGCAATACTTCGTGAGTTAGAAGATGAAGATGATGAAGCAGAAGTTTCTGAAGAATATGAGGATGAGGATGTTGAAGATGGTGCTGAAGAAGCTCCAGCTGAAGAACAACCTGATGCAAATGTAGCAGAAAACGATGTATCTTCTGATATTGGTAAAGCTGA